GACTGGTTGGCGAGGAGGGACATCGGCGACTTTATGCAGAAGGCAACTCCGAAGACCCTGTATCAGAAGAATCTCGAGAGAAGCAATAGAACGCCTCTGGAATGCTGGATGGAGCATTTAGTGCGGACATGGATGATGAATGGTGGCGACGAAAACAGTAAGGCGACCACGATGACTGGCACAGAGGCGTTGTCGATGTATCTGGACTTTTGCGAGAAGCAGGGGTTGCCGTTGAAGAACTACAAGACCTCTGCTGGTGGGTTGTCGCAGTTGATTAGTAATCACGAGGTAGGACGGTTCTGTGATAAGATTGGTGCTGTGGATGTGTATGCGACTCGGCGGTTGAGAGGTGGCGATGCGAATAAGAGGGAGTTTAGGTTAGATGTGCTATTTTCGTGGTTGGAGAAACAAGGGGTATTAAGTAAAGAGGATTTTAGTGGCGATGCCAACGGCGAGGATTTAGCGAAAGAGGAGATCGTAAATCTCTCGGAAGTGACGAACCACGCCCCGCGAAAGATGAAAATAAGGGCGAAGCGAAATGAAGCAGAATTAAATCTCTCGTAATAATATATATACAATGGGTAAGAAGAACAAAAGTAAAGCGATGGGATCAGTACCGTCCTCCTATTATGAATTGAATGTAGACTCGGTGGTCGCCGACGAAGACTTACATGACGTGGACGGCAATAAGGTTTATGAAGAGGTGTTGAAGACCGCCGAAGAGGAAATACAAAAGGCGAGAGATATGCTCGTGCAGGAGATAGGCGAAGAGGAGTTGCCGAGAGAATGTTTAGGCGTTATTGATGTATCGGGAGGCGAGGTCGCACCCCCATCGACGCCAGAGGATAAGAAGGACGATGACCTGTCGCAGAAGCAGAAACAGCAGAAGGGCGGTTACAATGGTTGGTGGTGGTGGAGGAAATAATCTAAACAAATAATATTATTACTATACATATATAGCAATAATGAATAGCACACCGTTCGAGACGAATCTGTTGAAGAAGTTCCACGAGAAGGGATTGTCGGATACATCGGTAATGTTGTATATGAAAAACCTGCGAAGGTTGAATGCGGGGCAACCTCTCTCGGACTTTAAGTTTTTAGAGCGTCCGCAGGTGATAGAAACCTTTTTGAATCAGTATGCAGAGACCACGAAGCGGAACTTTATCATCGCGATTGTCTCGGCGTTGAATCTGGCGGGAACATCAGCGAAACATAAGAAACTGTATGGTGAGTATTATAAGATGATGATGGATAAGAATAAGGAGATTAAGGAAAATGGCGGGAAGACGAAGGAGGGTATGCCGTCGTGGGACGCGGTACTCGAGAAGTATAATGCCCTGAAAGCGAAGGTATTGGAAACGACGGACTTTAGCAAAGAATCGGCATTTAATGATCTGTTGAAGTTGTTGGTGACCTCTCTCTACGTCCTGCAACCGCCACGCCGAAATGGGGATTATTTAGAGATGAAGATTGTGCCGACTTATAGTGAGGAACTGCCCCAGAATGTGAATTATTTAGACACGAAGAAGGGGGAGTTTATTTTCAATAAATATAAAACCAGTAAAAAGTATGGGGAGTTCCGCAAAGCGATAGAACCAGAATTAAGGGCAATCGTATCCCTCTATTTAAAACATCACCCTAATCTCTGGGAGGGTCGTAAGCAGAAGAAAGAACCCGTCCCGTTTTTAGTATATCGCGACGGCGAACCGCTCCACCAACTCAACTCTATAACACGATTAATTAATTCGGTGCTTGGTAAGGGTGTAGGTTCGTCCGCTCTGCGACATATCTATATAACGGAAAAATATGGCAAGGTAGAAGAAGAGAAAGCGAAAGACGCAGAGGCAATGGCACACTCCGTCGGTATGCAGAAAGATTATATACTAAAGTAATATAAATATAATCTCAGTATATATTATACGAAATGAACGCACAAGAAGAGAAAAACGAAGAATGGAAGAGACATCGCGAGGCGATCTATAAATGGAGAAAGGAACATCCCGAGAAATACCACGAGACCGCGAAGAAGAGTTCTCTCGCGTACTACTATAAAAACCGTGATGAAATCTCCGAGAGGCGACGCAACGCACGTATCGCAAAGAAAGCAGAAGGTGTGATATAATTTTATATGTATAGAATATAATATACATATAGAATGAGTTTAGCGAAAGACATGGATAATTGGTGGTGGGGTGGAGATGAAGATGTGTATCTCGACCCCGAAGGCAAACCCATCAGTAAAGAAGAATACGAGAAGCAGTTTGAAGAACCGGTCAAGATGCCTGTAGAACCTGACCTGCCGGAACAACCGCAGTTCGTAGGCGATCCGACGCAATTTAAACCGATGCCGTTCGACCCGAATAACCCGATGATGTATATGGGTTCGGGGTCGCCCTTTTATCACCTGCGGGGTGGAGCGGTGCCTGTGAAGATGGCACAACCTGCCTACTACAAGGAACATCGTGATATAGTTAAACTTCTGGAGAATACAGGTAGGTCGCTACTGAACGAGGCAAAAGACCAGAAGAACGAAGCAATCGCGATGGCGAAGAAACTGGACGCACCGAATCCCTTTTATCATCTCTCGGGAGGTGCGATCGATAAGTATCTGGCGATGGCGAAAGAGTTCGCGAAGAGGGCGGGGTATAAGGACTGGGATAGTCTGCGTCGTGCAGATGACGGAGAACACAAGTTAGAGTTGAGAGGTGTGAAGTTCGGGAGAAAGGGTTATGGTGATTTTATCAAGTATTCTCTCGAGAAGGGCGTGGACGAAGCACAGAAGCACCGCTCCGCCTACCTCTCACGGGCGACGAAGATAAAAGGCGACTGGGCGAAGGACATGTATTCGCCCAACTCACTCGCAATCAATATTCTCTGGGACGGTAAGTCGTCCTGCCCGATGAGCGGTGGTGCGAAAACACAGGCGGAGTTAGAATCGATGACAGTCCCTAAATTAATAGAATATGGTAAGTCTCAAGGTGTTAAAGGTTTAGATGGAAAGACGAAGTCAGTCATCATCGATAAGATATTGAAACAAGCACCCGAGGCGGAGGTAGTCGCACCGAAGGCGGAAGATCTGACCTCGCTACAATTGTATAAGATGCTACTGATGTCGGAGAGTCTGGAGAAGGATTTAATACCTCTGGCGAAAAAACAGGGCATCGAGCGGATACCGCACAAAAATAAGAAGACGCTTGTTAATGAGATTTATGATAATCTTCTCTCGAACGAAGAAATCCAAGCATCCGACTCGTTAGAAAATGTCCCCAAAATGGTTAGGTATATATTAGGGAAAGGTCCTAATCCTTACCCAGATTCAGAATCAGAAGAGGAAGAAGGTTCAGATGAAGAAGAAGACCCAGAAGAGGTAGAGGTCACGCAAATAGAATATGACACCAACCCATACTTTATAGAAAAGAGTAGACCAGGTCTTAAGTTTTTTGACCGCCGTGTGTTCGACCCCGTGACGGATGAAGAATTGGGAACGCTGGGAGATGACTGGGCGAAACCACTTGCTGATATTATCGAAGGGCAGGAGTTAGTTTCGAGTGCGTTCGAAACTGCATACAAGGCACTCGCCGAGAAATATAAGGATATAGACGGAATAAAAGAGTATGCGAAAGCGTTGGAACTGCCATTCGAAGGTAAAAGTAGAAATGATCTATTGAATGACGTAGCAAACTTTTATGCCCAGATGGTAGAAAGGGCGTTAGAGTCTGGTAATCCCGATATTGAAGGGGAGGTTCAAAAGGCATTAGAAGGAAAAGGCAAGACCGTACTCCCACCGCAGGATGTGCTGGAGGGCAAGAAGGACAATCCGGTCGTAGAAGAGACAATAGAGGAACCGATGGACGACGGAGACATTCGTCAGTATCTCCCGAATGCGAAAATTATGAGATATTCGGCACTCGCTAAATTGAGCGACATCGAGCAACTACTTCCAAAAGATAAGTCTTATGTGGTTCTATTATATGAGAACACCCCCGGATCGGGACACTGGGTCGCACTGATGAGGTATGGCAAAACGATAGAGTTCTTCTGCTCGTATGGCAGTAAGATAGACGCTCCCCTGCGTTGGCAGAACCCGAAGGATAATGCGATGCTGGGTCAGAGTAGACCTTTTCTCTCGATACTGCTGAATAAGGCGAAGGATAGATTCAGGGCGATATATAACCCCGTTGCATACCAGAGCAAAAAGCAAGGCGTGGCGACGTGCGGTGCGTGGGACGTGATGAGGATTAATCAACTTATTAATCATAATCAGGATCTACACGAGTTCCACGACTACATGGAAAGCGTGAAGAAAGAAACCGGTCTTACTTATGATGAGATTGTAGTGAATTATGTCTCAAAGAGATAAATCTCTGGATTGAAATCTCTCGAACACCCACTTTTTCAAGCACAGTGAAGAAGAATGGATATGAAAAAATATGTTTTACGACGTGGGTGATGACTGGCATTATTATATTACAGAGATTAAAACTTCGGGAGATTTTTACTACCTTTAATCTTCTGCTTGAGTTTATCCTGCACGAGAAGGCGGAGTTCGCCGACCTCATCCGCCGTTTTTGGCGTGTCTTTACTGACCCTTTTAGTAGGGCGATAAAGAGGGTAATCACCTTCTTTACTGCCTACGTCCTTCCACTCCTCCTTGAACCATCGTTTTAATCCTGCAGGTTTGCCCTTATATTTACCGCCGAGTTCTTTATAGCGTTTTACAATCCACCCGCTTTTATAGGCACTGTGCTTTTTATACTTCTTGTCTGCCTCCGCTTTTACACGGGCATATAACGCCTCGTCGAGAGGTTGCGATCCACCTGCGAATACTGGATTTTGAATACTGTGTTGTTCTCTTATTCTTGTGAGTGGGTTAGAGAACATACCGCTCGGGGGTGATGGTCTCACTTCTGTAGGGTGGTTAAACCGACCTTCTAAATTGTAGAGAGGGTCAGCGGAAGCATATATACGAGCATTCATTTTCGCTAAATCAGCGTCACGGATGTCGCCGACTTGGATTGCTGGGTTATAACTGCGACCTTTTTGTATCATACCTCTTTTAATAAACTGATCCATAATCTCACCGCCGAGAGAATGCCCGACGCCGTAGTAGATATACTTATCGGGTGGGTATGCCTTTTGAAAGTTCGAGAGAATGTCGTAATCACGCTCCCACCTGTCGGTGTTCGTTATACTGTTTGTTGCAGTGGGGAACCACGCTTTAAAGTCAGTCCAGTCGGCAGTACCGCGAATAGCGACCACGAAAGCGTCGAAGTAATTGTCTCGGTATATCGTTATAGTGGGTGTTTTTAATACGACAGAATAACCATTGACAGGTGCCATCTTCTGTGCCTCTTGCGGTGAGACATACGAGTTCTTCTCCATGGTGTAAAGGGTTAGTGGGTCAGGCAATAACCCGCCATATAAGTCAGAGTAGAATCCGGTTCTCTCGGGTTCGGTAGAAGGGTAATCTGGGTAATTAGTAGACATTTTTATTTTCCTCTATTATATTATAACACGAAAAAATATGTCAGCGTCGAATATTATATCGCCGAACAACAATAAGATATATGATTCGTATCTCCCGAACCCCTACCCTTACCCAGCACAGGCAAACGACCTCGCGTCGGTTCTCGTGGCAGGTAATCAGGCAGGAGACCAAGATATTATAGGTGTGGATAATTTACAGGCGACGAAGGTAGACAACCCGCTTTTAGGAGGTTCTCTGACTATAGGCGGTGCGGGGCAAGATCTACGGATTACAGGTGCAACCACGAAGGGGTCAATTTTGGCGGGAAACGGAACATCTACAGTCGAACTGGCAGTGGGAGCGAACACATATATTCTCTCGGCAAACTCTGCGACCGCGACTGGATTGGAGTGGGTTGTCCCTACTTCAGGACCGACAGGACCGACAGGAGCGACAGGGCAAAACGGGGCGTCATCTTCATTTTACAATTATAGAAGCACAGTAACAACTCAATCTCCACCACCACCAAACGGAAATGTAGTATGGAATGCTAATCCTACTACAGACGCATCAAACATATATGTTTCTGTATTGGACGATAATAATGATGATTTAACAACCCTGTTATTCAATCTCACGGCAGGTGATAGTTTTATTATTCAAGACAAAAATGTATCAGCAAACTATCAAAATTGGAATATCTCCTCACGCACATTCGTTGCAGGAAGTCCAGGTTATATAGATTATGGTGTCACCCTCGCAGATGGCAGTTTTAACTTCGCAGACCTCTCAAACAATCACCCGATTTTAATAATTGCTACTCAGGTTGGACCAGCAGGACCGACAGGACCGACAGGGGCAACTGGTGCGACGGGTGCGACAGGACCAACAGGCGACACAGGACCAACGGGGGCAACAGGTGCAACAGGACCAACAGGACCGACGGGATCAACAGGAGCGACAGGAGCAACCAATTCTAACGCTACTGGGATTAGTATTACAGATACAAATGATAATGTTGCTTATTATCCTACTTTTGTAGCAGGAGCAGGAGCAAGTCAAACACTACGAGCAGATGTTGCTACAACCGCACTTACTTATAATCCTTCAACTAATGCGATTACTGCTACGACTTTTGTAGGTGCTTTGTCAGGGACTGCTACTTCGGCAACCGCAATATCAATCACAGACAGCACTACTACTGCTGGAACTTTTTATCCTACTTTTGTAAATACAGATGGAAGCGGTAAAACTTTGAGAATAGATACTAATATGTCTTATGTTGCTACAACTGATACTCTTACTTGTCTTAATTTTGCTGGAAATGCGACTACGGCAACCTCCGCAACAACTGCGACGACAGCAACCAACGCTACGAATGTAGGAATTACAAATACCACCACTACTGCTGGAACTTATTATCCCACATTTTCAGTTGCAACTACTGGAAATACACCGATGCGAGTTGATAATGCCCACCTGTTTTACTTCCCTTCTACAAATACCTTTCAAAACCCAAACTTTTTGGTTGCGGAAACAATAAGCGAAACTGCTACAAATGGAGGAATGCTTATAGGATACGAGGGAGCAGATACAAAAAAAATAGAAATAAGAGGTGCTAATAGTGGTGATAGACGACGATTAAAAATTGCGACAAGAAGTTCTGCTGTAAGTGGTGCTGGGGATACAGAGATTTTTATGTCTAATACTTGGTCTAATGTTGCTGGTTTTTGTAATATCACAACGAATAATGTTGCCGACAGCACTTCTGTATTTTTGAATATGAATAATGGTAGTCAATCAGCAGGAGTTCCGTATGGAGCAGAATTATCAACTATTATAACAGGTGAGTATAATAAAACTTGGGGTTATGCAAACGGATATAACAAAAGTCGTATTTTTGCGGTAGACGATGCTGATAAAGAATACGGCGTTGAAGCAACCCTTACAGGTATAAATCTAAAAGGTGGGACAGCAGGTTCGCCTACCAATATTCTTGCAATGACAACAACAGGCATAACAGCAACACAAAAAATAACCGCAAGTGGTAGTGTTAATATAGCAAATGCTATAAATGCTATTACTATTAGTAATCCTTTGACCTTTGATTGTTTAAGTCAAACATTCAGGAACTTTTACAACTCTTCTAATATTACAACTGCTATAACTGTTTCATCAGTCTCCTTTTCAAACGCAGTAGCAGGTGGTTCTTATATGGTTTATATTACGACTGGTGCTGGTGGTTCTTTTACATTCAATACTGGTATTTCAGGTGTTAAGACCACATTCGCAACAGCATTCAACGTTCCTCAAAACTCCGTAGCAGTAATGAATATTTACTACATCAATTCTGTCTATGTTGTTGGAATTAATATCTTGACCTAAGATATACAAGAATAAAATGAGCGGGTTTATGTTAGTCAATCAATCACCTCCCAGTTTTAATTGGTGTGGAAATGGATTACAAAATAACGGGGCATCTCCTACGCAAACACTTTTGAATGCGGTAGGGTCAAGTCCAGTATATATTTCGCCGAATGGGACTACACCAGGCGTTTTCAATAATAAACGAGGTGATTGGGATTATTCTTTTGTAAAAACGGGAAAGACAACAGGAACAAGCACAGGAACAGCAACTACAAGCACATCTTTTACCGATAGTTATACTCTTGGAACAGCAGGGGTAACAAATTATGCTCTCACCATAACAGACGAAGCAACAGGAATTAGTAAGTTGTTTAACAATAGTGTCGGGTGGGGATTGGCATAGGAAACTAACTCATGTCAATCTTAACATTTAGGGAGCAATACTCATATAAATTATTTTATACAGATATAATAAACATGTCTGCATCAAATCTGATAGATCCCTTGACGGGACAATTATACGCACAATACGGCGGTGGCGGTGGTAGTACGGGTGCTACAGGACCACAGGGTCAGGCAGGAATCCCCGGAGGTCCAACCGGACCACAGGGTTCGACAGGACCACAGGGTCTCATTGGTGCGACAGGTCCACAGGGTCTTATAGGATTCACAGGACCACAGGGTATTCAAGGATTTACTGGTTCAACTGGACCAATTGGACCAGGTGGTCCTGCGGGAGGACCAACAGGACCTCAGGGTGCGACAGGACCACAGGGTATTCAGGGTGCTACGGGTGTAGGCGGTATTGCGTCTGCATTATTTCCTCTCGGGGTCACAGGACCTCAGGTCTCGATACAATTTTCGGCGAGAGGTGATCTGGCGGTGGGAGCGACAGGACCATTAGGGCAACCTGGGGTTATATTACCGTATTCAGGTAGAGACGGAGATGTTCTGTCTGTTAATCCACTTCAACCTTCGGGTTTAGAGTGGAGACCTGTACCAACAGGCGGGGCGGTGGTTATAAATAGAAGCAATAAGGCGACACAGCAAATAAACCCCCCGACATCGCCAACCGATCAGATGATTTTAGTCGCAGAAGAACCTACCGCAAGTTGGGACGCAATAGACAACCCAGGTGGGTCAGGAGTTATTCCGTATATTTTAGAGTTCGCTGGTGATGTTATAAATCTTGTGGGTGGTGGTCAGAGGCAGTTTTTCGGATACGCTGACGACTCGGGTGGTTCGAGAATCGTGTATCTCTACGAGAAATTCACGAATGATACAATGGGATATTTTTCATCAACACTCCCAGATAAAACTGCATACTGTATTAAAATAGTGAATGAGGTGGGAGCGGGGTTATTAAATGAGAGGAACTTGATATGCGGTCGTTTTGACCAATTCACTTATAAGTCGGGGCAAGTAATCCCTTGCTTGAATATAGCATACATCAACGCAGGTGACATTACTGTTAATTTATTGCCGGTGACGAGTGGAGTTCCAGATCCGGGTGCGGTTTTAGGGTTCGGCAACAGTGCTGGAATACCTACTTATGTATCAGGTATTAATGTAGGGTTTGGGGGATCACCGTTTGCCCCGAGTGTTATTATATACGGCAAATTCACTTCTGTTATTAATCTTAATCCCGCGTCTACTGTGAATGATTATCTCGGTATGATTATATGGAACTCTACTACGGGAGCATTATCGAATCAACCAGACACCCTTAATGCTGGGTTTGGATTTCTCGAGATTGGTGCTTCGTTTTTCTCAGGTGAGATTACAGACTGTGTTGCGTTAGATGCCAACCGCTTCGCATTCGTAGGTGCTTTTAGTCAGGGCGTTATACAGTTCTCAACGCCACCTGCCACTTATTACCCTTTACCGATGTTTGGTTTAGCGGTTCTTGATATATCAATCTCAGCGGGTAGTAATCGCTGGGCGAATACGCCGACAGGTGCGACGATAGTTGGTCCTGTGACTGCTCCATATAAGACCGCCAAATGTATTAGGCAAATATACGCACCATCATCCAGCGACATTTTTTGTATAGCGGGACAGCAAGACCCCGTGTTATACAATAGGGCGACGAATGCAACCTCTCAACCGACCTGTTCCGCCCCAGGTTTCCCCGTCGTCACCAGTCCATACAATTCAGTATTGGGTGGCGTCACAACAGATTTCGGTACTGGAGCAGAACCGGCGAACCTTGTGTTATTTATGGATACATCAAATAACCCTGTATACGTCATAAAACAGACCGCCTCTTCATTTCCCAACTTTACACAACTCTCACCAGTTCCGACAAAAATGATTGCGTCGTATATTAATGGTGTGACATCAATGTATGGTATATTCGAACAACCATCAGTGACGCCAGGTGAGGCAGACATCATCGTAGGGGCAGACAACGCTGTTTATAAATACGACCCAGGATCGCATGGTTCTTTAGTATTTACTGCAACAGGGACAAATGGGTTTTATTTTTCAGGCGATGGTACGCTATATCAGACTGCTACATTCACGAAGTCACCCTCATACTTCGGACGACAGGCACAGTCATATATATCAACGGTAGACGCGGAGGCGTGGATACAAGTAGGAGATAAACCCGCCGAACTAACATACACATAACTTTAGCGAGAATTATTTTCCTGCGATATATTATAAACGATTCTAATATGTCCGCATCAAGTCTTTTAAATCTCGAGGGGGATATTTTCCTGCCGTGTGCCGTTTCCGCCCCTGCCACTTCCGCGACTCTCCTCCAATCGGGACGCGGGTTCTCTATTGTGTATGCAGGTGAGGCGTCTGTCCCCGTCGGATCACCCGGATCTCTCGCTGTCACTGTGAATGGCGTCTTGGCGACAGACATCGTCATCACAACCATTAATGGTTCTACTACTCCCGCCAATCTGCTCGTGGGTTGTGCCGGTGTCGCGACTGCCAACACAGTCACTCTGACTGCGACAGTTGCGAGTACCGCTATGGTTGTCGGTTTTATTGTGATTCGCCTCGCCTGAACTAATTTAAACATATTCATTTAGGGATAGAGGGTAAGGGCGTTCTGTCAGAGGTCGCTCGAATGACATGAGACAGATGTAAGTCCCGCATTGGTCCTCCCCCATTATATAATGCTTTGTTTAGCGACAAAATATTATATACACAAACAATATAAAGGGATAATTTACATTATTACAGAAATAAAACGATGGTTGCTTGGACTGAAGTTAGTGAGTTGATTGAGAGGATTAAGGAGGCACATGGAGTCCTTCTGACGCAGTACGGGTGTGCCGATCTGTCGGACAACGATGTCTCATCGCATTATAACGATAGAACGAACTACGATAATATAACGAGGTTGGTGACGGAGTTGCCCCTGATATTCTCTCCGCGTCTCACGTGGCGAAGGACGACGGGGTCATACAGCGGAAAACATATTGTCGAGAGATGGAGAGAGGGATTGTGGTGTTATAAGAATAATTTATGGAATAACTATTGTTCTAACGGTGACTTCATTGTGGCGATGCTCCTGCAGGACAACGCCGACTTTAGGGTGGTGAGGTTCTATAAGTCAGATGGACGAGTCAATATCAATTGCGGGTTTAGGGTGGTCGGTCACGAATTGCGATAGGTCGGGGATCGGAAATACCTTACGGTGACCCTTGGAGCAGATGTGTTGCTTTATTTTCCATACGCCTACATCCTTCTTACCACAGGGACAGGTTATATAGGTTTTGTGAATACTGCGACCCACCGGATATAGATGCTGATAGATCTGCTCTAACACGTCGGCGTGGGTGGTTGCATACTCTCGTCTCTCGGCGGTCGCCTTTTGTATGTTGGCGAATACTTCGTCCTCACTCATTTTGCTCGGCATTATTATAGTATATCGGGAGAAAATAACTCACCGCCGTTGGCGGTTCGTGGCGAACCCTGTTTTTTTACATTATTACAGGGTAGATTTAGATTATTACCATATAATAGGGTATAGATTATTACATAACCCTATTATATTATTACTTTTTGTAATAATTTTAAAATTATTACTGAAATAATGTGAATTATTTAGATTATTCCCCATTCTTTTACATTATTACCGCCGTAATAATGCGTCGTCGAGAGATTCGATGCTCTGGTATATTATTTAGACATATAAAATTATATCCATATATACTATAAACTCATAATGTCCTCTGCTGAACCCACTCACGTCTATTTTGATTTAGAAGTTGCGAATCAAGCACTTAATGATACGGGTCTTCCTCCTTCTCAACTCTCTTTTACTCAGGTTCGTAGTTCGACAATCCTCGACAACCCGAATGACTATTTTATGTCTATTGTTCGCTTTAGTTTAGACACTGCAGGTGCTTTGCCGTCCTTTATCCCACAGATAGATTTAGCACAGACCAACGACCCGTCGTCTAACTTCTACACACCTGACTTCCCCAATAAGACTGTGTATGAGATTACTCTCGCATACAAGGACGCATCAGGCGTGACCTTCTCCTCTACTAAACCCGTCATATATATCCCCCACATCACAGCGGGTTCTAATCTCCCCGGTTTTGAGGCACCGATCGCACCACCTCTCACGATACAGGACGGCACGACTAACTACTACTGGGTTCAGAATCTCAATCAGTGGATACAGATGATTAATAAAACCATGTCCGATGCGTGGGCAAGTGTCGTGTTCGATGCCTCGGGTAGTGTCACACCTCTCACAGGCGACAACGCCACACCACCCTACCTGCTGTGGAATAACGAGACAAATGTCGCAACCCTTTACGCACAAATAGCGTTATTCAATCAGGGAGCATTCTGGAACCCCTACTCTACTCCTGCATCCCCCGCCTCCGCTAATTTATGGTTCAACGCCCCCCTCCGTGTTTTATTTAGCAGTTTTGAATATACTTTTCAGGGATACGCACCTCCCAATTCATTTCTTCTCCGAGTCTACGACCGAGGCGATAATGTCGTCGCCAAGGGAGCAACGGCGATCGGCGGACTCACTAACCCCCGATTCAACGCCCTCGCGATGGTTCAGGCATTTAGCACAGGTCCGACAATGTGTCCGATCACCAGCATTATTTTCACTACATCGCTTCTCCCCGTACTCCCCTCGCTCCTCGGTGTCCCCCAGTTATTTAGCGGAAGGAACCTCGGAGTCACTAACCAAGACAACAACAATATTATTAATAGCGTTACAGATTTAGAAGTTAATCTCACGAGAGGCGACGAATACCTCCCGAATGTCATCTACGAACCCACCGCCGAATACCGACTCCTCGACCTGCAATCCAACGCCCCTCTCACGTCCATTCAGATCTCCGTTGTCTGGAAAGACATCTTCGGACAAGTCCACGACTTTTATATCCAGAACGGTTGTGGGGCAACTTTAAAGGTTATGTTTAGAAAAAAGTCGTTCAACAATATCGTCCCTTTTTCTGTAATGAGTTAATCAGATTTAGACGGTTTTTTTTTGTTATGATATATTATAAACGATTCTAATATGTCATCTTCCGATTTCAGCAAGGTCAAGGTGTTAGACGATGTCCTCGCCACCACCGACTCTGTCAAGTATGCCGTCGTCAAGGGTGCTCAGAACATCACGCCCTCCGTGAATAACGCCATCTCCAAGAGCAACTCCAGCATTACATTCAACATTCAGACACCCTCCGAAGCGACTGTGTTGTCTCGTCGTATTATGCTTCAGACGAAGATCTGCTTTAGGGTTTCGGGTGTTCTGACCACCGCCGGTCGTCTCGTCGACATCGGCAACGATTCCGCCCTTGGACCATTCCCCTTCCAGTCTCTCTGCAACACGATTCAGATGACTATTAATAACAACACCGTCACTCAGAACCAGCGTGACGTGATGTTCGCCCTCATGAGGTTCGGTGATGCCCGTGAGACCTACCGCTACAACACTTCCACCCCCACCGCCTACGATCAGTATTGGAACTACTCCGATGCTCTTCTCGCGTCTAATAACCCCAACGGTGCTTGGAATAATGTCAGCAATGACCCGTCCTACCAACCCCGAGGTGCCTTCAAGTTGGAGAGCATCGCTGGAAACTCCGTCGGTGCGATCGGCGACACCAAGAATGTCGATATTGTCGTCGAAGTGACTGAACCCCTTATGTTGTCACCCCTAATCTGGTGCGACCCACAGTCAAACAACCAGGGTTTCTACGGTATTCAGGTTTTAAATATGGTGTTCAACATCGGTTCTACTAACAGGTTGTTCCGCTCAGCGAACCCCAACGCTACTGCAGGTCTGACCGTTTCTCTCGGATTCCCCGGCGGTGACAGCAACGGCAACGCCTTCCTCGATACTCGTCTCCTTATCCAGTATTACACTCGCCAACCCAGCGACCTCGTTCCCGCTCGTAACGTCGTCCCCTATGCTGAGTATCCCCGCTACATCACCAACGTCAGCGGAACCATTCCCGGAGCAACCACCAACAACGATGGTTCTGCATACTCTCTCGTCCCAGGTCAGTTCCCCACGATTGAAAGCAACTCCATCTCGCTCAACCAGATCCCCGACAAGATTATCATCTTCGTCCGCAAACGCCTCGCCAATCAGGACGCAGAAGATGCCGACTGCTTCTTCCCCATCAAGCGTCTCCGTGTCAATTTCAACAACAAGGCAGGTCTGCTCACCTCTGCTACTCGCTGGGACTTGTGGAGAATGTCTGTCGAATCTGGAAGCAACCAGACTTGGGCAGAGTTTAGCGGTTCTGCTGTTCGCCGTGTCGCCAACCAACCCCTCAACGAGATCGCCACCTGTGGTTCGGTTCTTGCCCTGTCTATGGGTAAGCACATCGAGTTAGACGATGTCTTTGCCCCTGGATCTATCGGTCAGTTCCAGTTGCAGTTCAGCGTGGAGATTGAGAACTTCGACTCCACCGCCTACGCCGACAATACCGAGTTGGTACTGATTACGATGAACACCGGTGTCTTCGTTCTCGAGCGTGGAACTTCTCAGACCTACACTGCCATCTTGTCTCGTTCCGATGTGCTGTCCGCTTCTTCGTTGCCCGGTTACAAGTCCAGCGATGTTAAGCGTCTTGTCGGTGGTGCTATGGAGGACGGTTACAAGTCTCTTGTCGGTCTCCCTGACTTGGGTATGGGTCAGTCTGGCGGTGCGATGAACGGTTGCGGTGTGTCTGGCGGTGGTCAGTCTGGCGGTGGTCAGTCTGGCGGTGGTCTATCGGGAGGCGGTGCTTCTGGCGGTCGGATGAAGAAGCACTTGATGTAAGCAATTTTAGCAATATCGTAATATTATTTTATAGAGTTAGTGTATAACTGTATTAAATGACTTCTTACAACAACGATTACAACCGTAATCTCGCAAGTCGGCAACGAGCATTCGATTATGCCAACATCGCCAACGATAAGTATGAGGCACACGAAGACGACGCACTGCACGGCGGTCGCCGTAAAGCAGGTCGTCGCAAAATCACCGATGCTGACCTGAAGGATATGGATTTTCGGACTTATGGAAAGGGTGTCGCTGATATGACAGGTGAAGGTCTTAAAGAAGACTTTGATGATGCTCTGGCGTGGGTACATGATAAGGCGAAAAAGGTCGGCGACATCGTCGAGACCGGACAGAAAATCGCTGGATTAATATC